GCATCACTTAGAGCTTTTCCAAGGTAGCCTCTTTGATTTGTATAAGGTCGGGTAGTTTGCTACTGGCGGCGAGAAACAGCGCATCGTCTGTCTTTATCTCCTCATCGCCACCCAACCAACAGTTATTGAGCACCACTTCGTTAAACTTTAGCGGGTCTTTAGTCGCCAAAGTAGAGGCACAACTAAGGGTTTGTCGGTCGGGCGTACGCAAATACGCCTTTTTACCATCAATATTCAGTACATAAATATCGTTGTACTGCTTTTTCCATTCTTCTATTTGTTCTTTAGTTATCATTTTAAACTGCTTTTAAAAGGTTTTTAAAGTGCGAGCCGCACAGACATTTTGTTATTGTTTAATTTGTTAGGCTTGTCTCTTTATATCAGTGAAGATAATAGGAAGCTCCATAATCATATTCTTATCGCCTTGCTTCATTCCTTTTTTCACTTCGGTAAATTCCACGTGCTTGAGAATATCGGTAACTATCTGTCCGCCGTCCAAAGGCACGTAGGAAGCGACAAGGTCAAAGCTAAGGCTAAGTATATCATTGTTCGGCGCGTCTCGTGTCATTGCTTCTGCCTCACTTTGCCAAAGGCTTATTTTACCCTCATAACTACGGTTGCCCGCCACCACTCCGTGAGGTTTGCACCCGCGCCCATAAAGAAAGTCTTTCTCTTGTTTCTCGGTGTACTCCAACTCTGTAACTCCTATGATAATGCGCCCGCCAAAGACGATAGAGAGGTTACACCACGCATATTGTTTGCTGTCGAATGTTGCCATAATTTGCTAATTTTCTAATCTACTAATTGACTGTTGTAGTAAAACCGATGTTTACCTCTATAAAGTCGGCATAACCTACGGGTAACAGTTTGATACCTATCACCACTTTACCCGTTTGTAGCACACGTTGCTTTGGATCTATATCAATCTTTACCGCTGATAGCTCGCCCTGCGATACCATTTGGCTTTGCAGGGTACTCTCAAGTTTGGTTTGCCAACCCTTGATAATAGCGGGGTGAATACTGCCGTCTTCGGATAGTAACACCTCGTCGCTGAGTTCCTCTACCAATACTCCATAACTTAGGAGCATTGCTTTGTCCATTACTAAGCCATTACTAAGGCTTTTAAAGTCGTCAGTAGGCTTGGTAAGAGTATTATCGCCCGAAAAGTAGTAGCCCGAACGCCCTACAAAGGTGCGAAAGAAGATATACCCTTTGTCGTCAAGCGCGTCCCATTGGTCGGCTTTGCTGTCGATAGTGGTGCCGTCGGTAAAGTATGCTACCAGGGGTAATACGCTGCCGTCCTTTACGCGGTGAATTTTGCGTTGTACGGGTATTTTGGTTATTTTCCCTAAGAACAAACCAACTGATGCTTCTTTCTCCTTATCGTCATTCCCGATAAAACAAGCCACTTTGTTAAGTTCGTTTTCAGAGAAATTAGTAAGGTCTGCTACCTTGCCATTCCAACTATTTCCCGACACGACTACCCTAAAAGGCATATACTTCTTTTCAAAGTGCTGGGCAAGAGCCTGCCCTTTCACTACAGCTGTCTGCACATCGGCGTCTAAGCCTGCGGTGATAGTCTCGCTACCAGTAGCCTTTTTCACTACCCCAAGCACGCGGATAGCCCCTTTGGCATCAGCAATAAGGGTAGGTGCAAAAGCACCATCTTTGTCGAGCATTGCCGTCATAGTAGTGGCATCCGATACGAGCATTACCCATAGGGGGGTACCCGTTGGGGCTTGGTCATAAAACGCTTTGATATGCTTGTAGGCAAAGGCGTTTTCAGTTTCTGAAATTCCCAAAGCTATGGCTTCTTTTAGTGAGAATACTTGGTACGACTTGCCCAACTCTACTTTGCTACTCACCGTAACTCCCGTTGCGATAAGTCCAGTAGTCTTTTGTATAGCCGTAGTTCTGCCTAAGCCGTCTTTGGCAATATTGAATAATACTTTAGGTAATGCCATTATTTTTTAGGTTTAAAAAAGTTGAATTTTGAAGTATCTGTTACAGTCTCACCTTCTGACTCGTCAGAGTTTTCAGATTTTTCAGTTTTATCTGGTGTTTCTGTTACTACTTTATCTTCTACCTCATTAGTATAGCTTTCTACAGTGCTATCCTCTAAGGTTTGTGCGTGGTTTTGTGCATCTTTCTTTAGTAAGAAGAGGAAACCATCAGAGGTAGCAAAAAGCTCTTTTGTTGCTTTGTTCTCCTCAAAATATTGTTTTGCTTTTTCTGCTGTTGTCATTGTGTTCTGTTTTAAAGTTAATATAGGAGTAGGGTGAGGTATGGATACCATTGAACTCGTCCGCTCACCCTACTATATATTCCTATAAGATAGCTCCTAAGAATTTAGGCGTTTTTGCGCGGATAACCCCTACTAAGGCACGTTGTGCAAAGGAAATAGTATCTGCTTGTAACCCAGAGTCACTTAATGTAGGGTACATTTTCACATCTCCAAAACAACGAAATACCTCATCAGTAACCCATACGAAAGATGATTGTTTATCTTCAGTATCTTTGGTAGCCCCAAAAGGTTTCTTTTCACCATTTTTGGTGTAGAGTGGAGTTTGGTTGTATTGGAATACCTTAATACCATACATTTGGTTTTCGTTCATAATATCCTTATAAAGACGTTTGTCTTCTTTGCGAATACGTGCAAAGTGGTCAGCATTAAGACAAATGTTAATACCGTCATAGATATCTTTACCCTCCAAAAAGGACTTGATGTCTATAATAGCATCTAATACTGAGTCATTGGCAGTCAAGTTACACACCTTATTCCATTCGTTGTTCTTTTGTGGTGCCCACGCCCAAGCGGCACGTTTTCCTATATTTTTAGCCAATGATGTACGGTGGCGTTGTATTACACTGGAACGCTTGTCGTAAGAAAGTTCTATTTCTTGTAACTCATTGTGGCGAGTTTGCTCAGTAGAGTAAGTGTGTAGTACTACCTCATTAGCTATATCTTCTATATTTGCAACGGGTAGAGGGTTATTAGCTGTAGCAAAATAGTCTTCGTGTACCGTTGGTTCCACACCTGCCTCTGCTAAGTGTAGTTTATTATGCTCTACATATTGCGACAAGTCTACACTCTGATAAACAAACGAATTATTAGGGATAGGGTTTTCTTTAATGCCTGCTATCCATACTTCGGTTTGAAGCCCCTCCATTGCAATACCCTTAAAGAGTTCTGGGGCTATGTACTGGGCTACGGTGGAAGTTGCCACGATAGTTGTAGCCACCAAGGGTACTGAGGCACCCAAAGCTGGGGCGATAAAAAGGGAGGCAAGGAATGCCAAAACCACATTAATACATAATGCTTTTAGTGATAATTTCATACTGTTTTAAATTGTTTTTAAAGGGTTATTAAATTACTTTTCGGTGTAGCGTACCCCATTGGCGTACTCTTTAGCTAAGCGGGTGTACTCTTCGGGTTCCTTGTCTCGGATAGCTCGGAGCCTTTCGGGGTTTTTCTTTTGCAAGTAGTCAAAGCTTTCATTGGCTGTACCTGTTGGTTTTGCACCTGCCCCTAACACTACCTCACGCACTGCGTTAGCCTTTCCTTGCTGTGTATTCTCAGCTTCTTTGTCGGCTACAAGTTTAGAGATTAAGGCTTTTTGCCCGTCAAAATCGGCTTCAAACTGCTTTAGCTGACTTTCTTTGAGGGCTTGTGGGATAAGCCCTAATTGTACGGCTTTATCTACCAAGGTTGTGGCTTCGGCAGTGCGAGTTTCGCTAATAGTCTTTTTCAGAGCCACCACTTCGGTTTCTGCTTTTTCTTTGTCTGTTTTGAGGTTATGTAGAGCACTAAGTACTGCTTCCTCTTTTGTGTTTTCGCCCATACCCAAGGCAAGGGCTA